ACTAAACACGGAAACAAATCTGTTTCTAAATTAAATACGTCCCACAAATCTTGTTGTGTAATTTCATGTTTCATTGCTTGCCATAACTTTAGTGTTATCTCAGCGTCGCGTTCTGCATACTCACCAACAACTAATGCTGGCAGTCGCCACATCTCAGCTTTAGGATCAACGCCCCAGCGTTTCGCTGCTTCTTTTAAAACATTCTCATTCTTACCGAGACCAATGTATTCTTTAGAAATAGAATCTAATGTAAAACTAAAACGATTTTCATTTACTAAACTTGCTGCAATCATTGTGTCAACAATACGTCCGTTGATTGTAAAGTTCATTGAACGTAACCAGGACACATCGTACATTGCGTTGTGAAAAACTTTTGTTGCAGGTGTGTTTAAAACTTCTTGCATCCAATCAATAGCAATTGCTCTATCGATGTTGCCTTGACCTTCATGTGCTATTGGAAAATATCCTTTCCAACCTTCTACTGCTACTGCAAAACCAACTATCTCACCGTCTTTGCGTACCGAACCAGAACCCATGCTTATTAGATTAGGATCACGAGTTTCTAAATCGATTGCAATCTCAGAATGTTCAGTTAAGTCTGGCATGTGTGGTACAACCCACTCAGTTTCCGGACTAAAATTCATTGGCACTTGCAATGGTCTATTCATATTCTTTTTTCAACTTAGTCAAAAACCAAATTGCCTTATCCAAATCTTCAACAGGCTTACCTTTATGTTCATGTCTCCAAATATACTTGATTGCTGAGCCTTGTAAATAGTATTTAAAACCAATACCTTGGCAGGATTTTATAGCGTCAATACACTGCACACCACCTTTGTTATAGTGTTCAGGAAAGTTTACTGGATCATATTTTTTAGACATAAGAATAACTCCTCTCATAATTTGCCGGTTCAATAATATGTAATGATTCTTTTGCTCTTGTTACTGCAACATAAAATAATCTGTGTGCTTCGTCAGGATCATACTCTTCTGCTTCCTTACTTGCTTTTGTTACATCAGGTAATAATAAAATGTTTTGTGCTTCACCACCCTTAGCTGCATGTATTGATTTAAAAATAATGCGAGGGGTTTCTAAAATGTTTTCTCCACGTGCTAACATTGCTCTTATATAATTTTCCGTATAGTTATCCAATTCGTTAAATGCTTCATACCAAACAGCGTTTGTTTTTAATCCGTGTTCCGCGATGCAGTCTTCAAGTGTATAGCTACCTTCTTTATTTAATGTATTCGCCTTTCTATATCCCATAGTAACATTGTTTCCCAGATAATTATATATGTTTTTAATTAAAATTGTTTCTATCTCACCGCCCTTGCGCCAACGTTCCCAACGTTGTATTGCTTGCACTAGTTCTACTGGTGCTGCATTCTTACCTCTAGAGTTTCTATAATACCAACCGTTGTCTTCACAATGCTCGCCAATAGTTTCAAAAAAATGATGTGCTGATGCTAACACTAACCAATCACCTTTTGACATATCAACATCTGTAATGTCGCTGTGATAACTAAGCTCACCGGACTGTCCATCTTTTGGTTTGTATTCTTTGTTATATTTATTTGTAATTCTTGATCGTATGCTCTGTGCTAATTCAAAAATTGGTCCTGGTGGCACACGGTAAGATTTATCTAAAGTTTTTATGTGATCAACTTCATCTTTTAATGCAATGAAATGATCTACGTCTGCACCAGCCCATTTAAATATTGCTTGATCATCGTCGCCTGCAATATAGGTCTTATCAGAATTGTCCCACATAGCACGAACCATAGCCCATTGCAGTGGACTTAAGTCTTGTGCTTCATCTATAAACAACACATCAAAATTAGGACTTAGTTTCTTGTCAACGAACATTTGCAGCATGTCATTGTAGTCATACATGCCCTTTTCTTGCTTAAACTTAGTGTATTCTTGGTCTAATAGGTACAAAACATCCCTCTCTACGTCCACCAGGTGCTCATTTCTGTCGTAAATCGTCATCACATCGACCATAGACACCCTAGCTTTGTTGATTAGGCTTAAATATGCGTTATCTGAATCAAACAATCCATCAGCGTTGCTGTGTGCAGCGCGCTTTATGGTAAGACCATTCTTGCTACCAAATTCTTTGTAGTCTGCAGTGCCAACAACACGTTCTTTTTTTAAACTAGCTAAATTGTAAGCCAAAGAATGTAATGTTCTAAAAAATGGAAACTCGTCCTCTTCCAATTTAAACTTTTCCATTGCTCTTTCTTTAGCAACACGAGCAGCGTCTTTAGTAAACGTAAAGTAGCCTATCTTTTTAGTATTGATACCAGACTGAATACACTTTTCTACTAGCTCAAGAAGTGCGTATGTCTTACCTGTTCCTGGTGGTCCTAGTATAATTGTTTTCATTAGAATGGTTGCTCATCATAAGTAGTTTCTATTTGAACTGCACCATCTTCAAAGTCACCTAGTTTAACTCTAACACAACGAGGTCTTTTCTCACCGTCTTTAGTCATAACTTTTGGTCTAACTTCTTCTTCATACAAATCTAGTTCCTGCAGTATTTTACCGGTATCTTTTTTATTCATATCCCACGCATTCTTTTTTAGAAAGTTTAAGAAAGAACTAATCTGAAACATTGCATGGTTCTCTTCTGTATTCACATAACATTTACCATTGACCAACTCTTCTATTTTAGTAGTCCTGGTTCTATTCATTGTGTATTGTAATAACAACTGTCGTAATTCTTTTTTAGGTTGTAATGATTCTAATGGTTCTATCTCTGCAACCTCACCAGCAAATAAAGGTTTCAAATATACCTCGCGCCAGTCTTTACCTTTAAGAATAGGTACTACTAGATTTGCCTGCTCCATAACTGCAACAGCAAATAAATTAGGATTGTGTAACTGTTCACTTTTTAATTGTACGCGTTTGTCACCAACAGTAAGCATCCACGTTGCTGGTTCAGAACAATACTTCTGTAAATCTTTTAGCGGCGACATTTGTTCCTCGTCATAGCCTACACCAAACTTTTTAGTCCTACACTTTGCAGGATTACATACGCCACAGATTGGTTGATCTTTACACCTGTACTTGTCATAACCTCTTTTGTTTAATGATCCTATTAGATCATTAACTTCTTTAAATGGTAAAGGAGGATCAAAATATGTTTGATTGCTTGCCATGACAGCGTCTTGCCATGTATCCGGCGTAGCCTGTTTATGAAACACGCCAATATTAAACAAAGCATTGTTTCTAGATCCTTCGCCAAACCCTTCGTCAGCTAGCTTGTTTAAACAAGGTGGACCGTCTTCAAATACTTCTTTCTTAACAACCTTAGTCTTTTTTACTTTTATCTCATCTATCTGTGTTTCAGTTAAAACTACTTTCTTGTAGTATTCGTAAAAATCTGTCTCTGTTATAGCCTCACCATTATCATCTAATGCATAACGCATACCACGAATACCACCATGGTAAGGTAAGTTTAAAAAGTTTCCAACGTCGCCACGTTCCGCGAGCAACTCTGTTTGTTTAGGAAATATCTCCATGTCACCAAAGCCTAGCGCTTTAGCCATATCAATTAGTTTAGATTGTAATAAACCAGCAGAAATAAAAGTATCACAAAATAAAAACAAATGTGCACCACCTGATTTAGACCTAAATAATACCAGTGGGAACTTATGGGACTTGATAGAGGCCGCTATAGTTTTGAGATCAATAGTATAATCATCGACGTCAATGCAACCCCACTTACACATGTTGTTTTCATTTATGGGTATGATACCTAACGCTGGCTCGACACCTTTAAGGTGATCTTGCCATAACTTATCTGTAACGGTATCTCTTTTAATAAAAGCTTTTGCTTTTTGTTTTCCTTTGTCAGTTATAGCACCTGGTTGAATAACCATTTGACCAAAGGCATTATTATTGCCTTCAAATATATTTTTAAATTCTTTCATTACTTCTTCTTTCTAGGTCTGCCTTTCTTATTTCCAGTTTTTTTGTAAGTAGAACTGCATGCGTAGCTACAGTATTTTTTGGTACGTTGTTGTACCGCATGTATTGTAAACGTTTCACCGCATGTAACACATGTCTTTTCCTCCTCTATCATATCTCCTCCTTTATGATAGCAAGGCAGGGGGAGTTGCCTTGCTATCGTTACTAGTTAAAACGGTACGTCTTCTTTAGATTCGGTACTTTCTTCACTAGTTTTTGCTTTTACGTCTCCGCTAGAACACGATATAGCAAAACTTTTTGCTGCCTCGTAAAGTGATTTGTCCTGTACTGGACCTTCTTTCTCTACACTCCAACCAAACCACGTTCCTTTGTCGTTTGATTGCTGGACAGTTTTCAGTCTATACAAATGACTGTAAGATGCTGGTGTAAACAAACCATTTTTACCTTCTAGTTTGATACCATTCATCATTGAGTTCCATGTTCTACTAACTTTTAGTTGTGTAGATTTCATAGATATCAATGCTGTTCCCATCTTCTCGTCCATGACATAGTAAGACGCTGTGTTCTCTAAATAGTTACCGTTAGGTAATCTATCTTTCCAATCAGCTCCTCGCTTTGCCTGTTCAATAATGCCACTTGATACTGAATGAATTTGTACTGGGGCACTTGTACCCTGGCCACGATCTGACCACTCTACATACTCACGCTTGTAATAGCACGGCATCACCTTTATTCCTTCTTCACCATTATATGTCTGCTTCGTCACGGTATTGTAAATCATACCGGCTTCAGCGCCTTCGACATATTTAGAGTCATGCTTATTGATCTCCGGTGACAGTTGACCCAACACTCGTAAAAATGGTAAAGCAAAATCTTCTGCTCCCATTTCACTTGCGCCAACTAATGCGTCTGCTTCAAACATACTGCCCAACGCTACTGCAGTATTAGCTTTTTTTGCTACTTGGTTCATGTTACGTTTCTCCTTATTCATGATTTCCGGCTTATTTTTGTTTGATCTTTCACAAAAGTGTGAAAGTGTTCCGAGGGCATATCGAGGCCGGCCTCGATACGCTCCCGGTAGAGAGCTTTCAATGTCATCGGCTCAACTTTTTGTTTTTGGTTGGGCTGATAACCTTCTTGCTCTGCAAGGGATAACAATTCGTTAGCCCTTGTATCTTCTCCTTTACCAAAGACTACAGAAACTTCATTCTTGATGATGTCTCCTAATCCCTGGTCACGAAGCCATGTGTAAGCTGACTCAACGGAATCCTTTTTAATCGTACAACTGTACGTTTTCTTTACGTCGACTCCTGATCCGTCAGCTAATTTCAAAGACGCCAATCCCTGCTCCGCGAGCAAGTTTGGTATAATCTCTGAACTAATTTTGTCTGCTTGTTCTTTTTTATATTTGATAGACTCTTCTAGTTTTGCTATCTCGTTTTCGTATGCTTGCAATTCTCTACAATATTTAGCCAGCGTTGTTATGTCTGACTTCTCCATTAAATCTTGTTGATCCTGTTCCAAATCTTCTAGTATTAAATCATCGCTCATATCTTTCTCCTTTACTATGTAAATCAATACTCAATGGGTAATAAAGTCTTTCTCTTTTTTCCCACTTTAAAAAATTAAAACAACCATTGGTAATGTCAGATACAATAGCTGTAGATAATCCTATGATTGCAGGATCTCCTGTACATAATATAAAATCATGTGGCTCAAAATCCTTTAAGTTCTTTTGCATTTTATGAATGAAAGGTCCTGTAGAAAAAATCATTTGTGAATTTTTTGGTAAACAAATTACTAAGTTACCATACTCTGCAGCACCTAAAATATTTATTGATTCTGGTGGGTGTTGTAATACATATACTAATGGAGCGTCTGGATTAACGTCCTTAAAATCTAAGAAGTCTGCAAGACTTCTACGATCATACAGTTCATACACTGTTAAATTCTTTGCCATTTTATTTCCTTCTTTAATTCTTGACTTTCAATATAAGGATCATTATATGTATGTCAAGAAAGAATATAAAATAAATTATGATAGATAAGTATAGGTTTAAAACTAAGCCTTTTGACCATCAAATGAAAGCCTTATATAAATGTTGGGCTCAAGAATCATATGCTTTATTTATGGACATGGGTACAGGAAAATCTAAAGTTTTAGTTGACAATGTATCAATGTTATATGACAGAGGCGCGATCCGCGGTGCGTTAATCATTGCACCCAAAGGCGTGTATAAAATTTGGAGCGACAACGAAATACCGAATCACATGCCGGACCACATTGAAAAAACTGTGGTGTCTTGGGATGCAAGTATAACTAAGAAAAAACAATTAGAACTTGATACTTTATTTGACGGTGAACATGATCTTAAGGTATTGATTATGAACGTAGAAGCTTTTTCTACAAAGAAAGGTCTGGACTTTGCAGACAAATTCCTTAGCATATTTGGTGGAAGAGCTTTAATAGGGATTGACGAATCTACAACGATCAAGAGTCCGACAGCTAAAAGAACAAAAAATATTTTAAAACTAGGGACCTCAGCGAAATACCGTAGAATCTTAACCGGCTCTCCCGTTACTAAATCCCCACTTGATTTGTACACTCAGTGTGCCTTTCTAGACCCTTATCATTTAGGTCATCAATCTTATTATTCTTTTAGAAATAGATATGCGCAAATGGTGCGTAGAACTTTTAGTGGCCGCAGTATTAATTTAGTTGTTGGTTATAAAAATATTGACGAGCTTACGGTTAAGCTTAAAGGGTTTTCTTATCGAGTTGCTAAAGAGGAATGTCTAGACCTACCTCCTAAAGTATATACTAAACGTGTTGTAGAATTAACTGACGAACAAAAAGATATGTACAACACTATGAAACGTGCAGCCATTGCGCAACACGAAGGCAAACTTATGACAACAGAATCTGCATTGACTACGTTAATGCGACTACATCAAATCACTTGCGGTACGTTTAAAGCTGACGACGATACTATTACACCGATAAAAAATAACAGAGTGCAAGCTTTGCATGATTGTTTAGAAGAAGTGGACGGCAAGGTCATAATATGGGCAACTTACCGTGAAGACATCAGAAAAATAGTCGAATCTTTAAAAAAAGCTTACGGAGAAGACTCTACAGTCGAATATCACGGTGGGGTGGATGCTACCCTTCGCCAGGACCACATTGCTCAGTTTCAGCAAGAAAAGGGCCCTACACGCTATTTCGTCGGAAACCCACAAACTGGAGGGTACGGAATCACACTTACCGCAGCAAACACAGTTATTTACTTTTCTAACTCATACGATCTAGAAAAAAGACTACAGTCAGAAGATAGAGCACATCGTATCGGCCAGACTGGCAGTGTTACTTACGTGGATTTAATAGCAGAAAAGACTATAGATGAGAAAATAGTTAAATCACTTAGGGATAAAATAGACATTGCAAATGAAATTATGGGCGAAGATCTTAAAGACTGGATCTAAAACAGAATTGGAACGTACGAAGTTTTTCCTTCTACTTTTTCTGCCTTCAGTGTTTGTTTTCTTGATCTTGACATGGATGCTGAGCAATGAACCCATCCTGAATTTGGATCAACACCATCATAGAACTCTAGTATCAATTGATCAAAGTCACAATTTTTACTAATCCACGACGCAAGTTCCTTGTTGTCAACTCCAGGTATCTCAAAGTCTGCTGCCTCACCCTT